TTTGGTGATTATGGTTATAGAAATGCTCCTGGTAATAGTACCAACTGGTGGAACAATGCCTTTGAAAATATCACAGGAGACTTCAGAATCAGGAGAAACAATAGCGGCAATACAGATCGATTAACCGATGGTGTTGGTTGTGTCATGAATGTCACAATCGAACCAAACCAAAGACCAAATGGTCAATTCAATAGGTCAAAAGTTAGACTTAATGCATACGTTAATGGTCAGAGAGGATCTGGATATCAAGTAGATGACGAGTGTTCAGTTGTTGAGTGGGATGACCTGGCAGGAACAGGTAATAGAATTTTTAAAGTTACATCAGTTTCTCCAGCAATTGAGTCTGAAGGATTCAAGACAGGAACTACTGATGCTTGGTTCTACAATAATGCTGGTTCTGATTTTTGGCAGGACACAGGGAGTGAGTATGATTATTGGGAAGATGATCGCGATTTTGTAGAAGAAAATTTCCAGATGCAAGGTGGATCTGGTGCTGGTGCAGTATTTAAAATTCGCATGCAAGGCGATGAAGGTGGCAGAACAAAGTGGAAGATTCTTGCTATCATCAACCCTGGTGAAGGATATCAAGCGGGTGATAAATTATCCTGGAACTTCAATACACCATGGCGCATTACAAATGGGCATAATGGGAATATCTCACTCGAAGATGATAATGGTGATGGTGTAATTAGGGTAGATGGAACTAGCTTTGGTGCATTGCAAGCTGGTATGGAAGTCGAAGGATCATCTTCAGACATCAACTTCAATGGAAACTTAAGATACAACATGATCAGAGAGACTGAAGGTTATGTCTTAACCATCGATGAGTTTCAGGCACACTCTCACCGTGTTGACGCTAATGTATTGAATTACACTGGAAACTATTCTACTGATGGTCAGGGAATGACAGGAAGTCTTGATACTTCTTTCTCGGCTAACTCTGATGGATTCAATAGTATTGATGAAACAACTATCAATATTCCTAATGGAGATGCAAACCACTCTCATAGACTTCAGAGACCAACAGCGTATAACCAAAACTTTGTTTACAATTATAGTCCATTCAATATTTCTACTGACAACATGCAATCATACATTGATGTTGATGTAGAACGAGTTGATGTATTAAATCAGGTTGTTACTCCATTCATTATGGTTCATTACATCATCAAGTTCTAGACGGGAAGTAGAAAATGGGATGGCAGTGCTACATTTACACATCGTCTACCAATCATTACGTTAGTAATGCTGTAAAATACATCTGCTACATGGCAGTTGGTGGAGGCGGCGGCGGTGCTCGCCCTGTAGCTGGTTTTGGTAGAAGTCCAACGGGAGGTGGATATAGTTGTGCTCCTGGCACGATAGGATATGGTGGAAACCCAGGAAATCTAAATTCTGGTGGATCTGGTGGTTATGGAACATATTCATATGGTCAGAGTGGTTATATTAACTATTCTGGTGGTGAATATGCTCGTGCTAACTCTGGATATGGACCATATGGATATGGTGGTGCTGGTCAGTGGAGATCACCTAACTTTACTGGTGGCGGTGGTGGAGGCGGCGCTAGTCGCATTTGTCAAGCGCGTGGATGGAATGGTGCTGTACCTAATAACTCGTACTACTTACGTGTTGGCAATGGTGGTCAACAGGGTGGTAATGGTTATAGAAGATTTGGTAGACATGGTGCTGTATATGTTTGGCAGCAGAACTATGAACAACCTTCATTGAGTTTATCTGTTTCTCCTACTGCTATCATCGAGGGACAGACTGCAACTATTTCGTGGTCTGCTGGTGGAGATGTAGATGGAGTTCGTAGTCCTGAACTGGGACAAAATCTTGCCACATCAGGATCTGTGGTGGTGTCTCCTAGTAGTAACCAAAGGTACACAGTTGTTGCATATAATCCTGTTTATGAGAGATCACGTTTTATTGATCTCACTGTATATCGAATACCAACTGCTACACTAACAGCAACACCTTCGACTATTGTTGTGGGTCAATCTGCATCTCTAGACTGGACTTCTTCTGATGCAAATAGTGCTAGTATTAACCAGGGTATTGGTTCTGTAAATTTAAGTGGATCATTAACTGTCTCTCCTACTACAGATATAACATATACACTTTCAGTTACTGGTAATGGTGGAAGTGGTAGTGACACCGCTACTATTACTGTGTTAACAATACCTACCTTAAACGTAGTAGCACCAGTATCAGTGGACTATGGACAGGATATAACAATCGAGGTTAGTGGTACAAACACAGATCCTTCTGGAACTGGTGTTACTCTTGTGACTGTGCAGACTGATGAATATGAGGGACCTGGTTCTACACTTTCTCCTATTAGCATACCAAACACCACAGGAAATTCTTTTAGCACCCAGTATGTTATTCCTGGAAGTAGTCTTCCCTATGATACTGTGGGACCAACAGCGTTGGAATTACAATTTACTGCTGATGGATATGGATCTCTGATTGTGGAGGTAACCAAGAATATTGATATTGTTATTGACATGACTCCTGATGCTATTGACATTCCGTCGTCGGAAGATAAATTCCTTGGTGAAGAACCTGTCATTACTCCTGATGTACAGGTCACATCGGAAAATATTGTGATCAATGATATAGATATACCAGTGGAAATTAAAGCCGATTCACCTATTCAGGTTGAAATCGATGGTGATGATAACTGGGTAAACATAAGACAAATCTAATGCCAACATTTTCTAACTACAGCCCAGGAACTCATTCATACACAATCCCTGCAGGTGCGACGGAGGTATCTTTTAGCGTAGCAGGTGCAGGTGGTGGTGGATCAAAACCTGTTGGTGGAGAATGGTATCACGATGACGGTGGTGGAGGTAGAGCAGGTAACTTTACTATTGGAACTAGATCTTATCAATACACTCTAACCTTTTATATTGGTGGAAAGGGAGGAGACGGATTTAATAATGCTGGTGGCGGCACAGGATCTGGAGGCGGTGGTGGTAGTTCTCCAGTAGCAGGTGGTGGATCTGGTCACCGTTCTGGAGGTGGTGGCGGTGGTGCCAGTGCTGTTTATGACAGTGGTGTTAATAGATATATTGCATGGTGTGGCGGCGGTGGTGGCGCTGGTAGATTCCACGCTGATACAGGTGTTAGTGGTGTTGGTGCTCAAGGTGCTGGTATCGGTGGTGGTGCAATCAGCAATCAAGGTAGTGGACCATCTTGGAGAGGTGGTGGAAGCGCACCCCGTGGTCACCGTGGTGGTGGCGGCGGTGGATCAACACTTGGTGTATTTGGTGGCAATGGTGGTCAATCTACTTCTAGTGGATATAGTGGCATTGGTGGTAACTCTGGTTGGTGGGACCAGGGTGACATCGGATGGATTACTAACAGTGGATATTCAAACAAAAATAATGGATGGGTGATATTAACATATACTCTACCCCCACCAGCAATCACATACTTCCATTTTGTACAAAATGGCGCAAACTCAAACACTGTTACTTTAATTGAGGGGGATACTGTTGAGATTGCATATGCTGTGGATGGCAGTAGAAACATGAGCTCTATCAATCTTACTGATATTGGTTCAATCTCTACAACTACAACATCTAATTCTTATACAGTAGCTCCGTCAGGTGGCAGTGGTGGTAATATAGTAACGAAAACATATACTTTAACAGTTGTTGGTAGTGGCGGAACTGTTTCCGAATCCATTACAGCAACAATATATGAAATACCAACTGTGACCCTTCAGAGTAATGCACCAGGAAATACCATTACTCTAGGTCAGCAAGTAGAATTGTCTTGGACAACAGATGGATATGCATCAACAGCACAGTTATCTCCTAACCTTGGAGCACAGAACTTAAGTGGAAATATAACTTTATCGCCCACAGAAACAACCACATATACTTTTGCTGTTGGTGGTCTTGCTGGAAGTGCTTCAGCTGAATTAACTATCACTGTCAATCAACCACCAGCGGTAGATTTGATTGCTCCGTTTACTACAGACTATGGTAATGATATTGTTTTGCAGTATGATTATTCAAATGCTGTTAATACATCAACCGAGACAACTAATGTTGATAACTCTGGACCAAGTGTAACTACAACACCGTTGACCTACGTATCTGTTTCTATAACAAGATATATTCAACCTGGTTTGAGTGGTACAGAGGGTCATCCTCTCGAATCTTTGAAATATATTGTTGACATTAGTGGTGGCACCAACCCAACTATGACCGTGGGTATTTTGGATACCCAGATGAGAGCAAGTGGACTCATAGATCCTAATGCATCGATTGCACTGACTTCTGGTTATCCGAAGTTAGTATCAGCAAATAGATATGAAGTTGCTTTTGACATGATTAGCAGTGTGAATTCTTCTCAAAGACAAGCGACGTTCGTTAGAAGTTTCTTCTTAACTATCACTGCCGATGGTGGATCTCCTGATGGTGGTGCTTTAGAGATGCAGAAAGATGGTGGAGGATATGTTCAAATTGCTACGCTCGGTGGAGGAACTGCTGCTGGTACATTCACTGTAACTGCTGATCAACTGTATGATGAGTTTGGAGCACGTACAGTAGATTTTAGATTGACTGTTACTGGTCAGGGTTCATTACAGGGAACTGACAGTGCTACGACAATAATTAATATCGATGAGATGCCAGATCAATTAAGCATCCCAGCATCTGAAGATAAATTCCTTGATGAAGAACCTGTTATCACACCCGATGTACAAGTTACTAGTGAGAATCTAGTTATTGATGATATAGATATACCAGTAGAGATCAAGTCTGATACACCAATTCAGGTTGAGATCGATGGTGATGGAACATGGAGAAATATTAGGAGTATCTAATGCCGAACGTTAATATTTCTTGGCAGAGAAGTGCTGGGGACGAAAACTACATTTATGGCATGCCAGGCGGAACTATTGGACCCAATAGTGGCAGTAGAACTGTTAATGTTGGATATGGACAGGTATATAACTTAAGCAGTAGTGGTAGTGGTCCTGGTTATACATCTTTGAGAAGACTAAACAGTCAAACTCTTGGTTTGGATGATAGACAGGGATTTTCAAACACCACAACATATACTACTGCTTATCTCTACAGATATTATAATCCTACCAATGGTGACCATTTTTCTGGTTTAAGTTCTTCGGCACCAGCTGGTTATGTTACTGAAGGAATACTTACTAATGTGTTTGTTGGTAACCAACCACCAGGAACTGTTGGTTTAGTTGACGCCGAGGGACCAGGAAAACCTACAAGCACATATACTGCATATGTTTGGCCATGGAACGCTACTTCGTTTAACATTGGTGGCACTAGCATTCAACCGAGACTGATATATTCTCTAACGAATGGATATGATACTATGTGGTCTACTTCATCTAATGAAGCATTCCCAACATATCAGTTTGATCCCAATGCTGGAAACGGTAGTAATGGATATGCATTCTACGGAGCAAACTCTCCTACTACTGTGTCAGTCAGTCAAAGTGCTGGTGGTGATGGTGACTTCAATGATATGATTGTGTATGTGAATGGTGGTAGTTTCACTGGAGACTCCACATATACTGGACCACCTGCTACTTATGGTTGCATGGATTCTAATGCTGTAAATTATGATCCTAATGCTAACGTAAACAGTTTGTGTGTATATGCCAATCCAAACCCACAGTTAACTATCAATGGTTCAACTTCTACTCAAACTATTGTTGAGGGTGATAGTATAACTGTTGCTTGGTCTGCTCAAGATACAAACTGGATGTATAGTGGAACTATTGATGGTCAGGGTGCGCCAGGAACACTGTCATCTACTTCATATGGAAGTGGTTCTTTTGTTGCTCAACCTACATCGGACACAACATATACTTACACTGTAACTTATGCACCACCGACTAAAACAGATTCGTTTAGTATATTTGTTGATGTAAAAGAAATCCCAGAGATTGTTGCATCATTCCCTAATGGTAGTACAATTTTGCGTGGTAATACCGCAAGACTTGAGTGGACTACTACTGGTGATGCTACAACCATGTCTATTTCGCCAGGTTTTGGATTGCAGAATTTGAGTGGACAACTGGATGTATCACCTACAGAGACAACAACATATACTCTGTATGCATCATCGCCAGGATATGGTGGTAGACTACAAGATTCTGTATCACTAACTCTTACTGTTCTCCAACCACCATCAGCAACTCTTACTATTCCATCTACACTTGACTGGGGTGACTCTGGTTTTCAAGCAACACTTGAGTTTGAAAATGTCACGTCATATGATTTGACAGTTGAATACACAGATCTAGATGGTGTTATGATCACTCATCCTGCATTCACTGGTGCAGATCCATCACAAACCACAGTTAATTTACTGATTGGTGATGAATCTTCTGCTACAGTACCTAGATGGAACAACAGAGGATATAGTAATGGTAAGGTAAAACTGAAAGCATACGGTAGTAGCAATCAGTTTGTTGAAAAGGAAGCACTATTTAATATCAACATTGACCAAATGCCAGATGCTATCGACATTCCATCATCTGAAGATAAATTTCTTGGTGAGGAACCAGTCATTACACCTGACGTGACAGTTACTAGTGAACAGATAGTCATTGATGATGTTGACATTCCAGTAGAAATCACAGCTTCTTCACCTATTCAGGTCGAGATTGATGATGGTGGTGTGTGGTACAGCGTCCGCCAAACTTGATAAATACTACAGAAATAGTGACGATCGTGGGCAGTAAATGAGCTTTTCATTCGGATCAAACCCAGTATACGTAGATGAAGGACAAACGATCCGCTTAAGGTTCAAAGCTCCTTCTGCATGGGATACAACGCAAACGGTTACTGTTCAAATTGGTGAGCAGACAACACTCTGGTATATCATTACGATACCAGAAGATTTTGCACCAGATCCATTTGCATTTACTGACCTTGAAGATGTAGATAAGAATACTTTATTCACCTGGGCAGATGGCACTAGAGTAGGTGAACCGCCGATTGTCATCAGTGGTCTAACCACAAACACAGAAGCAACTGTTAATGTTTACTCTAGTTTCTACAGTGCTAGTGTTAATGATTTTGCAGTAAGAGTCCAGCGAGTAAGTCAGGGCGAGACTGCTTACGGTGCTTGGACTATTCCTACACTCTCTAGTGGGATGGTTGTCAGTAATACTGACAAACTGCAAGTTAGATTAAGATCTAGTCAGTCTGAAGGGCAACAAACATATCTGTCTCTTGCTGTTGGTGCAAGAACAGAAAGGTGGAATATCACTACTTTTGTTAGACCACCTAACGTACCAGAACCATTCCCTAACTTTACTGATCTCACTAATCAACCATTTGATAGTAGAGTATACAGTGAGATTTTGAGAGTAACTGGATTGAACGCCCCTGCTCTCGTGGTCACTACCAACAATGGTTTGGCAGGTGTCTCTGATGGTAATGATTTCATCACTGATGATAATAATTTTGATGTACTAGCAGAGAATGGATCGGCAGTTACATTCAGGGATGCGAGTACAACAACAGTAACAATTACTAATGGACAGTATCTACAACTAGCATATGATACTGGTACATCTGCTAATACCAGTAATGAAATGCTACTCTCTATTGGTGAGGGTATTAATCTATCTACTTGGAATGTTACCACTGGTAACTTCCCATCAACAACACCAGACGCATTTAGTTTCCCTGATGTAACTGATCAACCAGTTGATACAGAGATTGAATCTAATATCGCACCTGTTAATGGTATTACTGGTCTTGGTGCTGGTACAACAGTACAAGCAACACTAGTTTCTACTAATCCTGGCAGCAACTATCTGACATCTCGT